GGGCGGAATGGGAGCCGAGGAAATAAAAGCCATGGCAGAGGAAAAGAAGCACCGAAAGACCAAGGAAGAGGAAACCAGGGAAGCCAGTGTGTCAGATACCGACACAACCGAGGAAGAAAAGGAAAACGCCAGGAAGTTGCACGCCGTAAAGATGATTGAAAAATATTATACCTGGTTAAATGACGAGGAAGTGGGCATTTTGGAACGCATGTTGGAAGATTGCAAGCGGCGTAAACGGGAATACGCCATTGAAGAGGGTTAGGAGTTAAAACCATGAGCGAGAAAAAAGAAATTGTTTACAAAAATATGGTTTATTATTGCCCGGTATGCGGCAGTAAAAAAAATCACAATGAATATGAGTGCGGTATTGAATAAACAGACAGACGCCAATACGGGAAAAGACATTGATACTTCAAAAAACAGACCGTACAGAATGAGCAACAAAGAAAAGGCACTTGCCTATAACAGTGCAAGCACCGAGGGTGTGGGGTGTTGGAACTATGAGTGTAGAAAATGTGGTTGGATAAGCGAAACATTAGTGGAATAGGGGGTTTATACATGAAATTGCAGAATATGAAGAGAGGGGAAACCACGGAGCAAATAACACTTTTTAACTGGGCAGAGAATAACAAGCATATTTTACCGTGTCTTTCCCTCATGTATCACATTCCAAACGAGGGAAAGAGGACAAACGGGGCGGTATTAAAGGCCATGGGTTTAAAGAGCGGCGTGCCGGACGTATGCTTGCCAGTGCCAAGCCACAATTTCAACGGCCTTTACCTGGAAATGAAATACGGGCAGAATAAGCCAACAAAAGACCAGGAAGCATTTATGGCGGCCTTGCGGCAGCAGGGCTATAAAACGGCGGTATGTTACGGAGCGGACGAAGCAAAGGCGGAAATCATGGATTATTTGCAGGACCCGGACAAAATGCCGCTTTCCAAGTGTTTAAATGCCCCATGGATTAACGGGCGTTGTGACGGCGTGCCAGTGGTGGGGCATATGTTCAGCCGGGAGCCTTGCCGGAATTGTGAGAAACACGAACCAACAAAGGCAGAAGCCACACTGGAAGCCAACATGGCAGCAGTTGACGGCACATTTAAAAGGCCGATTATAACGGCTATTGTCAATCTTTCAGCCGGGAAGCCATTTAAAGGGCTTTCCCTGGGGCAAACCTTAGAAGTCATAAACGAAAACCTGGCCTTTTTAGTAAAGGGGCAGCAGTTGACGGTTAAACAATCGGCGGCGGTGCTTACCGTTGCTATGGAAGCCTATAGACGGGCAGAGAAGAAAGGAGATTAAACCATGACAAAAAACGGACAGACGGCGGCCATGAGATACCGGAAGAGGATTTAAGGGAAATGGAGCAGGAAGAGGGCCGGGAAATGCCGGACGGAGTGGAGAGCCAAACGGGATATTGCCGTTTTTGCGGCCAAGCCGGAATGGTTCATACATTGACCGGGTGGAGCCAGGAAGATGTGGACGAAGCCGTGACGTGCAAGTGCGAGTGTGACGCCGCCAAGAAATACGCAGAGAGTAAAGAGCGGGTCCAAAAGGCAAATAGCCGTATAACAGAACTTTTTGGAAATACCGCAGAAAGACCCATAGACCAGGACGTGGTTACGGTCATGCTTAACGTGGTGGACGCCATAGAAGCGAAGCACATGAAAGGAATAACCATTGACGTAGGCCAGGGCGTAAAAGCAAAGGTTTCAAAAATGGCGAAAGAAAGCATAAAGGTGGAGAGGTCAGAGACTTCCAAGAAAATCTATGAAGAGTAACGGGGGGCAGAGGATTGGTAAAACTGGACGCCGATATTAAAGCAATAGCCCGTAGTATCATACAAGGCAATGAGAAGAGAAAAAAGAGAATAAAGAACGGCCAGGCAAGTGCCTTTGATTTGCAGGCCGCCGGGGTTATAGACAATGCCTTGCGTGGTACGTGTGGGAAGATTGAAAGCGTCCGGGTACGGCGGCAAATGCAGGAGAAGATTTATAAGAGCATTGTTTATAATATGCCTTATGAGTACATAGCAGACGCCTTATGTGGCCGCCGCCAATTCTATGAATACCGCCAGGAATTTATTAAACGGGTAGCGTCCGCCATGGATATGCTACCGGAGCAGAAAGGGCAGGAACATGGGAATGGGAATTGATTTAAGCAGATTTAAAGTAGTGCATGGGGATAAGGTATTTAATGCAATAGCACTCATGGAAGTGCATATGCCGGAGAATGTGGAATGGGATAAAAGGGACATAGTTTTAAAACCGAAGTTTATTGATGTACTGGCAATCAACGAGGACGGCAATATTATTTCAATCCATGATGAAGCGTGGACGTTTCAGTTTATCCCCATTGTGGGGGAAATAGCCAGGCGGCAGCAGGACACAAAGTAAGTGGGTCAGAATGTCAGAGCGTTTTATATTAACATAGGCTTGTGGGTAAGGTTTACCCATGAGCCTATCAGCATGAGGGAAAGGACGGTGGCAGCAGATGAAAGAATATGCAAAGGACTTCTACAAGTCAGCAGCATGGAAGAGAGCCAGGCAGACAGTTATTAAACGGGCCAATGGGTTGTGTGAGCGGTGCAGAGCCGCCGGGCTTTATCGTCCCGGTGTGATTGTCCACCACAAGGATTACATTACGCCGGAGAATATCCACAACCCAGGCGTGACCCTTAGCCTGGACAACCTGGAATATCTTTGTGAGGATTGCCATAACAAAGAGCATAAGGCAAAGCCTAACAATCGTTATCGGTTTGACAGTGACGGAAAATTATTACCACCAAAAGGAGAAGAGCGGCGAACCACTCCCCCCGGTGGGTTGATTTTGGACGCCCCCACAAGAACCGAGGGAGATACTTCAAAAAAACTCCGCAGGGTCGCACGCATATGAGGGGGGTCAAAATATGGCAGAAGAAACAAAAAGTAACGAGAAGAAAGCGAAAAAAAGAACAAATAAACTCACAAATGCGAGGATAAAGAAAGAGATAGAATTTCTTACGCCCATGTTTGCCGGAATAGATGACGAGGACAAGAAAAGCCTTGTAAATTCACTTGTTGAGGAAGCCGCATTTTTAAAAGTGGCTTGCTTCCAGGCAAAAGAAGAATTGAAAAAAGAGGGGCTTACCACGGAAACGGTAAACGCTTCACAGAAATTTGTAAAAGCCCACCCGTCAGCCACGATTTACGAGAAATATTCACGCCAATATACGGCAATTATTCACACGCTTATTGAGTATTTGCCGCCGAAAGAAAAGAAAAATATAAGCAGACTGGCAGCATTGCGGAATGGATAACAATTACATTTTCCAGTATTGGGAAGCCATACAAAACGGCACCGTAACAGTAGGAAAGTGGATAAAGACCATTTATAAAATCCTTGTGAATGGTTTGAAAAGTGGCAAATGGGATTTTGACGAGGAAAAGGCCAATAAGGCTATAAACTTCATAGAAAACTTTTGTCATCATTCAGAGGGACGAAACGATTTATTAAAACTTGAATTATGGCAAAAGGCCATAGTTTCAGCCATTTTTGGCATAATGGACAAGCGGACCGGTTATAGACAATTCCGGGAAGTTTTCATAGTTGTAGCACGTAAGAACGGTAAAACATTGTTTGCCGCCGCTATTGCGGCATACATGGCATATATAGACGGCGAGTATGGGGCAAAGGTTTATTTCCTTGCCCCGAAACTGGACCAGGCGGACCTTGTGTATGACGCCTTTTATCAGATTGTCCAGGCAGATGACGAACTGGACAGCATAACCAAGAAACGCCGCAGCGATATTTATATCAAAGAATTTAATACCAGTGTGAAAAAGATAGCCTTTAACTCAAAAAAGTCGGACGGTTTCAACCCTCAAATGGTTGTCAATGACGAAATGGAAGCATGGCAGGGGGACCAGGGACTAAAGCAGTATGAGGTTATGACTTCCGCACTGGGGGCGAGAAAGCAGCCGCTTATTTTATCCATATCAACCGCCGGATATATCAATGACGGTATTTATGATGAACTCATGCGGCGTTCAACATCATTCTTAAAGGGCAATTCCAAGGAAACAAGAATATTGCCGTTCCTCTACATGATTGACAATATCGAAGCCTGGGACGATTTAGAGGAATTAAAAAAGAGCAATCCGAACCTGGGTGTGTCCGTGTCAGAGGAATTTTACATAGAGCAGATAGAGATTGCAAAAGCGTCCCTTTCAAAGAAAGTGGAGTTTCTTACAAAGTATTGCAACATCAAGCAAAATTCCAGTGTGGCGTGGCTGGATTACTGGGACGTTATGAAAGCGGTAAACGAGGACTTACGCCTTACCCTGGAGCAATTCCGGGGGTGCTATTGCGTTGGCGGCATAGACCTTTCCAGGACAACGGACTTAACGGCGGCGTCAATCGTTATTTGGAAGAATGGAAAATGGAATGTGATTACAAAATTCTATATGCCCAAGAAGCGGTATGAAGTGGCCGTGAATGAGGATAACACGCCGTACAACATATACAAAGAAAAAGGATTTTTGCAAATATCCGGGGAAAACCAGGTGGATTATAAAGACGTGTATAACTGGTTCATAGAACTGGTTAAGGTTTACAAAATCCGCCCGTTAAAAATCGGCTATGACCGTTACAGTGCCGGGTATTTAGTAGATGACCTAAAAATGGCCGGGTTCCAAACAGATGACGTTTACCAGGGCACGAACTTAACGCCAATCCTACACCAGTTTGAGGGGGATTTAAAGGACGGAAAGTATAACCTGGGGGACAACACCCTTTTGGCGTCACATCTTCTTAACGTGGCCGTGGAAATCAATATGAATGATAGCCGCATGAAGCCCGTGAAGATTGAAAAGCGTATGAGGATAGACGGGGCCGTTTCCGTCTTTGACGCTATGACAATGGTATCAAAATACCATAGCGAGATAGGCAAAAAACTTTTGAATGAAGCGGCGTAAATGGCAGCCCGGCAGCAGGGTTTTAAAGTGGGTCAGAATTTCAACACGAATAATTTTACAATAGGTCCATGGACGTGTTCCATGGGCTTATTTTTTGAGGAAAGGGGGTAATGATACGGGAATTATAGCAAACGTATTCGGAGCCTTTAAGGCAAAATACAGACCGCTTTTATTGAGCCGTGGGGAGTATGTGCCAACGGGAACCTTACGGGACAATGATATTGTGGGAGCCATTGCGGACGCCATAGCCAAGAACGTGGGAAAGTTACAGCCCCAGGTTGTCCGAAAGGACGAAAAGGGAATGACGATAAAAAACGATTACCTGGCCCGGATTTTGACATTGCGGCCATGCCCGGAAATGTCAACGTATGACTTTCTTTACAGAATTGCGGCGGACCTGGTTTATACTTCCAATTCCTTTTCCGTGATTTTCTACAATGAGGATTTTACAAGGGTACAGAGCATACAACCAATCACTACAAAGAGTTTCCGCATTTTTGAAGATGACAAGCACCATATCCTTTTCCGCTTCCGGTGGGATTATGACGGGGAAACCTATACGGTGCCTTATCAGAATGTCATACACATAAAGGCAAGGTATAACAAAAAACGGTTTTTGGGGACTTCCCCGGATATTGAGTTAAAGCGGAGCCTGGACCTTGTGGAGACGTCCGGGGAAATCGTTAAGAACATTGTAAACCGTTCCAATTCATTGACCGGGTATTTGAAATACAACAACCTGGCAGATGACAAGGAATTAAAGCAGATTGCAAAGGACTTCCAGGACGCCTATATGGGAGCGGAAAACGCCGGGGGCATTGCCGCAATAGACAGTACGGTGGAATTTAAAGAGATTGTACAACGCACGCCAAACGTGCCAGTAAATCAAATTACATTCCTACGTGATAACGTGTACCGCTATTACGGAGTAAATGAAAAGGTATTGACTTCCACCCTTTCGGACCAGGAATGGATTAGTTTTTATGAAAACGTGATTGAGCCTATCGCTATCCAATTAAGTTATGAGTTTACTTTTAAACTTTTGACACCAAGGGAAATAGGGTACGGGAACAAGATAGAGTTTACGGCCAACCTTTTGCAGTATGCCACATTACAGACACGTGACACAATCGGCGGAAATATGTTTGACCGTGGGGCCATGACGATAAACGAATACCGGGCACTTATGTATTACGGTCCGGTAGATGACGGGGACGTGAGAATGGTATCACTCAACTACGTGAAAGCCGGGGACCAAAGCCTTTACCAAGTAGGGCAGGGCGGCGGAAGCAATGACCCACCGCCGGACCCAGGGACGCAGCAGGACAAACAACGCAGGGCAATGGAAGCCGCCGCACGTGCCTATTTTCAGACTATGAAAGGGGGTTAAGGATATGCCGAAAGCACCAAGCATTTTGAAACTTTGCAAAGACCCGGCAAAGGCCACGGTTGGGAAGTTTTACGAGTTTAAGAACGCAACGGACACAAGCGTGGACCTTTATTTTTACGGGGACATTGTAAGCGATTGGTGGGGAGCCTGGCAGGAAGAGGACCAGTACCCGGAAGCAATCAAGAATTTCCTGGCTGAAGCCGGGGGAAAAGATTTGAATATTTACATCAATTCCGGCGGCGGTTCCGTATTTGCCGGAATAGCCATTTACAATATGCTGAAACGCTACACGGGAAAGAAAACCGTGTATGTTGACGCCCTGGCCGGGTCCATTGCTTCCGTAATCGCATTTGCGGACAGCGATATGCCAACAATCCCGTCCAATGCCTATTTGATGATACATAAGCCGTGGGCGGATTGTGACGGGAACGCCACGGAGTTGCGGAAAATGGCGGACACACTGGACGCCGTGGAGAGCGGAATTTG